TGTGGTTTAGATTGTATATCTATTATATTGGTTTGAATTCTGTTACTTCGCCATCATTAACCCATTGTACAGAATTGTAAACAGTATGTTGTTTTACAGACATAATTTTTGACCAGTACTCTTGCCAGTAATTTTTCATATAGTCTGTTTTTTCTGCATCTTGTGGTATTTTATGATATGTTGCAGTAAGTTTTGGCATCCAGCCTCTACTCTTGTGAAAGTCTTCATTTAATTTCTTAACATACCGTTCTGCTCCAGTATAAGTTATGCCATGTTTGTTACGCCAGTACCTAACAACTGCACCACTAGTTGCGGCTTGTAGTCTATTTGCTTCTTCAACAGGAAAGTCATACCCATACTCTTCTGGGTTTCTATCTATCTTGCTACCTGTCTGTTGAAAATTTTCATCTCCTGATGTTGTAACTTGGTGTGCAGACAAGTCTCTAATAAACATATAGTTAACCATTAAATAATCTAATGGATTAAACTTTGGATCTAATATTTGTTCTCTAAACAACTGTAAAGACTCTCTGTTGTCTTCTGGTAATCCAACTACAAATGAACTAAACAGTTGCACTTTATCTTTAAAAATACCGTTTTTTAATTCCCATAAGTATTCAAATTGTTCTAATGGGTTCCATCCTTTTCCTATCAATGGTCCGTTCAAAGGATTTAAACTTTCTATGCCATAGTGTGGATTAAATACTCCGCAATCTAATAATAGTTGTTCTTGTTTTAATCTATGCTGTAAGTCTAATCTAATAAACGCACTAAGCTCTAATGGTATGTTAGCATTATGTTTTGCTTCTGCTACAAGTTTAAGTTTATCACTATCTTCATTAAACGTATCATCCATTACCCAATACTTGTATATACCATTCTCTTCCCAATTACGTTTTAATTCATCTTGAATAAGACTTTGTTTTCTAATGTATGTGCCTTTTTCTTTTCCTAGTAATCCAAAGTTACAGAAACTGCAACTAAAGATACAACCACGTGAAGTTTCTAAAGGCATTTCATCTCCTTTAACAATTCCATCTTCTTCACAATAACTCATTGTACTGTTTAATATATCTAATCGACTTCCTCTGTCTGTGTAAACGGGCCACTCAGTTCCTGCTTTAATATCGTCTAGCATTTCAAAAATTGTTGCTTCAGCATACCCAACATTAATAATATCCATATCAAGCATAGCACTATCAAATCTTTTATCTAATAATACTTCTAATGTATGTGGACTTCCGCCGGAAACTAGTTTGGTATTAGGATTAATCTCATTAATCCATTCTTTAACTTTTCTTTGTCGTTGAGGTGGCATATACAATGAATGAAATAAGGCCCATGGGTTATATGCACTATGGAATGTTTGACTAAAGCCAACCATAAGTGTATTGTCGCCTACAAATTTCTCAAATATTTTTTTAAAATCTTCTTCTGTATGATACCAAAAGTGTATTACAACTTGTACTGTATAGCCTTTCTTCCTCATCTCATGAGCAAGTTTGTACATTGCATAACTTCTAGCAGTATGGTGTGCTGAACAAAATTCGTTGTTGTCTACCCAATGACAAACTCTTTCTGATTCAGGTGATGTTTTTTCAACATGTTCTAAATATTTTGCATATTGTTCATCGGTATATTGTGTCATACCTTGTTTGTCTGCTATTCCAGAATCATAAACAGTTGATCCTGGAATCATGTGTTCGTAATACCATATAGCAGTTAAATCATCTGCAAATAGTAATACGTCTACTGGTGTTTTTTCTGGATTAAAGTTTTCTAACATGCATGTACTTATCGTAATTCTAGTCTACAAAAGCACGTTCTAGTACAAAATCATTAGGCTCACCTAAGTTGCCTTCTACAAATCCATTCTCTTCAAAAAAATCTCGGCATTCATAATTCATTTCTGGGCCACCGCATACCATAACTCTGTCAGTTTCTTTATTAAATCCACCGTTAGTAATTAAATCTACGTGTTCCCAAAATCTTCCTTTACGAACATAATCTTCCTGTGTGCATGTATCATAATACTTCAAAGAAAATACTTCTTGTAATTCTTTAATTGTATCTGTATAAGTGTGTTCTTGATGTGTTCTAGTTGTGTGTACTAATATAACATTTTTAAACTTGTCATATGTTTCTGGTGCTCTAATAATACTCATAAACGGAGCAAGTCCTGTGCCAGTCGATAACAAATATAAATTATCCGCTACAGTTAAGTTATCTATCGTTAGAGTGCCCGTTGTCTTAGGCATACATATTACTTCATCTCCAACTTTTAAATGCTGTAGACGACTTGTAAGAGGTCCATCGGGCACCTTTATGCTTAAGAACTCCAGTTCATCTTCGTAGTTTGCACTCGCAATACTGTATGCTCTGACTAATGGCTTGTCATCTACCATTAATCCAATCATAGCAAACTCACCGTTTACGAAACGAAAAGATTGATTGCGTGTTGTTTTAAAACTAAATGTTTTGTCTGTCCAGTGATGGACCCATGTTACTTTTTCTGTATTCAATGTTTTGTAGACCTAAAGGATTCGAGCATTGCTCTCCTTATTTCTGGATCTTTAAGTTTATTTAAAAATTCATCGTTTAATTCGAACGTCATACCTTTTTCCATTTTAGACATTAGACTTATATCGTCAACACCTAATAAATCACAAATTTGTTCAAACGACAGTAGTTCCATTCCTTGTTCTTTAGCATCAATAAGCAAGTCTAATATTGCTCCTGTTATGACGTCTTCTAAATCTCGGTCCATCTCATCTGCCATTTTAACCTCTTACGGATCTGGTGGAGCTGATAGGGTTCGAACCTACGACATCCACGTTGCAAACGTGGCGCTCTCCCAACTGAGCTACAGCCCCCAAATCTTAAATACGTTACTTAATATTTCTATTTAAGTATGCTTTCATGTTGTTGCCAACTCTTTCTGAGTTTGCTCTTACATTATTGCCTATCTCTTGTGCATTCTTTTGAATGTTTGCTGAAATTTGTTGTGCATTCTTTTGAATGTTTGCACTGATTTCTTGTGCGTTTCTCATTACGTTGTCGCCAACATCTTGAAAAGCCCAATCATTTTTAGTTGCTTTAGATACTTTTGTTGCTTTTGCTTTTGCTTTTACCATGTCTATCTCTCTGTGTGTGTACACACTATTGCCTAGTATATTATACTTGGTAGCACATATTTACCAGTAATAATTAACAATAGTTTTAATTACTGGCGGAAAGGGAGAGATTCGAACTCTCGGTACAGTTACCCGTACTCCTCCTTAGCAGGGAGACGCTTTAAGCCACTCAGCCACCTTTCCTAATTTAATCCTTAGTATATAGGTATTCACGTTGTTTGTCAAGAACTTTGTAAAGTGATAAATACTACATTATGCCAAGAATACAACTGTGGAACAAGAACAAAACTAACGACTATGGCTTCATAGATAGAGCAGTAGCGGAAGTTATTAATGCAGGCGGAACAGGAGTTTATGTACACAAATACATAGGCACATATACTGATGACGCAACTGCAAGTACTGGCTCGGGTGATTTATATATCCAAGACGTTCTCTTTTTAGAAAATAGAGATAGAAAGTATGACACAGACATATATGAACTACGTGGTGCTTACAATGTAAGTGAACCAGACTTTGATTTAACACAGTTTGGTATGTTTATGAGCAATGACAATTTGTCCATGACATTCCATATGAATACCTGTGCAAGTTTACTTGGCAGACGTTTAATGGCAGGTGATGTTATTGAACTACCGCATTTAAGAGATGATTTACTATTAGGTGGCGGTGAAGCAATTAATAGATACTTTGTTGTAAGTGATTCAGGCAGACCGGCAGAAGGATATGATCCTAGATGGTGGCCTCACTTGTGGAGAGTTAAATTAACTAATATCACAGACAGTCCAGAATACAGAGATATACTTGGTACTGGAGAAACTGCTACGGACTTAAGAAACATTCTAAGTACTTACGGTACAGAAATTCAAGTTAGTGACAAAGTTATGGAACTTGCTAATACAGATGTGGCGTATGATTCAGGCTATTACGAAGGTGGACATTTATATGTTGACGAAGAAAGTGATAAGCCAGGCATATACTTCCCAGGAGACGGAACTGCTCCTAATGGTATAAGTATAGTAGGCAGTGGAAGTTCATTCCCAATAAGTTGTGTTAACGGAGATTATTTCTTGAGAACAGATTTTGAACCTCATAGATTATTTAAAAAGCAAGGTAGCAGATGGAGTAAAATTAGTGACGACAACAAGAAGGCTTGGAGTGCCGCTAATAAACTACTCACATCATTTGTTAATAACGATACAATAACTACTAATACAGACGGTACAACGCAAAATGAGAAAACTAATCTCAGTAAAGCAGTTAAACCAAAGGCAGATAATTAATGGCTAATTTAGATTACTGGTATGACGCACAACTAAGACGATACTTGACACAGTTCATGAGAATCTTCGGTGACTTCAAAGTATCAGAAGGTAAGAGAGCCGGATCGACATATTACAATAAAGTTCCTGTAAGATATGCAGACATGAGTAGAATGGTTGCACATATATTAAGAAAGGGTAGTGAGAACATGGTTAATGCTACTCCTTTTATTGCATGTAGCATTAATAGTTTACTAATTGCTAGAGATAGGGCACAAGATCCTATGCTGGTTAGTAAAGTACAAGTTGCAGAAAGACAATATGATACTGGAAGTGCTCAATATAAAACAGGCAGTGATTCTCAAAGTTTTCCAGGAAACTTATATAGCACAGACAGATATATGCCTGTACCATATAATTTAACAATGCAAGTAGATATTTGGAGTGGAAACACAGACCAAAAACTACAAATAATGGAACAGATATTAGTACTGTTCAATCCAAGTATACAATTACAAAGTAGTACAAATCCTTTAGACTGGACTAGTATTTTTGAAGTAGAACTAACAGACATAAATTGGTCAAACAGAAGTGTACCAGCAGGCGTAGATGAAACCATAGACGTTGCCACCCTAACATTTACTTTGCCAATATGGATTAGTCCTCCAGCAAAAGTTAAAAGACAAAAAATTATTAACACAATTATCACTAACATATATGATACCTCAAATGTGTCTGATATGGGATATGATGAAGATATATACGATTTCTTTAGAACATTAGAAAGTGATTTTGAATTACATACAGTTAGTCCTAATAATTACTTCTTACAAATTGACGGTACAGAAGCAACATTATTTAAAACTGGTCCTACAGTAGGTACTAGTTACGATGACGGTGAAACAACAAAAGCAAATTGGAATGATTTATTAGAGTCTATATCACCACAAGGCGCATCCGGTACATTAGGTAATGCCTCAATACAAATGAGCGACATTCCATTAACAACTGGTAGCACACTACAACTTAATTTATCAAACGATATAGATTCAGTTACTAACATGGTTAGTGGATTTATTGCTAGGAATAGTATAGATCCTGCTAAGTTAGTATTTACAGTAGACAGTGATACATTACCAACAGCAACACTTACAAACATTACTAAAATTATTGACCCTACATCAAGTTATCCAGGAGACGGTACATTAGATGCCGCTACTAATGGACAAAGGTATTTACTTACAGCAGAAATATCAGGAAGCCAGTGGGGTATATCAGCAGACGTAAATGACATAGTAGAGTACAACGGAAGTGCATGGACCAAAGTATTTGATGCATCTGCTGTAACAGACTTACATTATGTTACAAACACATACACAGGAAAACAATACAAATGGCAAAACGCAACGTGGACAAGCACTTACGAAGGGACGTACAACCCAGGGTTCTGGAAGATAAACATCTAAAAGAAAAAGTAAGTATCATAGACCAGTTAAATCCTTTAACTAATTTTAATAAACACAAAGGTATTAGTGCCGCTGGTGTAGTATTCCTAGCAAAAGACACAGGAAGATGTTTATTTCAATTAAGAAACTCAGATAAAAGAATGAAACATACTTGGGGATTTTGGGGAGGCATTATAGAGAATGGCGAATCACCATATGAATGTATTCAACGAGAACTTCAAGAAGAAATAGGTTTTGTTCCTGAACTTAAAAAATTAAATCCAATCGATACATACCAAAGTAAAAATAAACATTTCATGTATTACAGTTTTTGTGCTGTAGTGGAGACAGAGTTTTTACCAACACTCAATAAAGAAAGTTGTGGGTATGCTTGGGTAGAGATTGGTCAGTGGCCCAAGCCTTTGCATGATGGTGCTAGAAGCACACTAGGTCGTAACAAAGGTGCAGGTAAACTACACACTATACTAAAAATCAATATGTGATAAGTAATAGTATGGCAAAAGATATTATCAATTTTGATGCTATAAAACTTACTACAGAACTTACGAAATATAATCGACACAAGGCAATCCCAAGTACATTCTTTAATGGAACTTACACAATACTCGATGTCAGAGAGTTGTATGATGACTTGTCTCCAAAGATACAAGAATATGCTGACGAATTAATGAAACAATACAATGTTGAAGTTAAGCAAAGCGAAGATGGATTATATAAGAGTTTTTTAAATGAGTATAAAGCATTTATAAGAAATCAGCACACTCGTGAAGACAAGTGGGTATATAAACCTGTGATGAAAAAGTACAGGAGTAATATTAATCCTGTACGAGCCATATCATATGACGTTAGAGAAATGGCATATTCATACAACAACAATGATGACCATCATGTATGGTTAAGTCAACTTATCACAGAGCCTAACTTTTACCATAGAATAATTCAAGACATAATTAAAGATAGGGAAAAAGTAGATAAAATTTTAAATTATTATATTCCTATATATTCAGTAGCAAAATTTACAACGCCTATAGAGTTAAAACACTTACAGACATTAAGAATGGATTTACTAGAATATGCCAAGTTATTTACTGAATTTAGAAACTATGTTCCAGACGAATAAGGATAAATATAATTATGCAGTCGGGCAAAATTATACAAATTGCGGACCTAATAAATGATAAACTACGCAAAGAGCAAGAACTAGAGTTTTACGAAGAAGAATTACAAAAACTTTTAATTCGTATGTCGTTTGTTAGAAGGGAAATAGACCTTACAAATGTAATCATAGATATGATTTCAAATGAGGAAATTCCAAACATTCTTAAAAACTTAGAAAAATACGAATGGTAATTATTTGTAAAGTTTTCTTATTTCACCATTGATTATTGGAGCATAAATTTTAACAGGCTCCTCTTTACCTTTAACAGTAACTTCGCCTAGTTTAGAACATGCAATATTAGTAGTTTTTTTGTAAGTGTATTCGCTTAATAAGATAGGAGTATCTTGTTTTCTAGTTTCTGCTTCTAGCCTTGCGCCTAAGTTTACAGCATCGCCTACAACACTATAATCTAATCTAGTTTCAGCACCCATGTTACCAACAATACATGTACCTGTGTTTACACCAGTACCAAACTTAACTCTAGGCAAGCCACGTTCTTCCATTTCTTTTTCTAGTTCGTCACCTAACAGTTCAATTTCTATAGCAGTTTTAACTGCCATCTCGGCATGGTTCTCACAAGGTAGTGGAGCATTCCAGAATGCCATTACACAGTCGCCCATGAACTTATCTATCGTTCCACCGTTGGCTAATACTATGTTTGTCATCTTATCTAGGAAGGTATTGATAAGTTCTACTAATCCTTCGGGGTCATCATTCTTCATATACTGTTCTGATATAGGAGTAAAGCCGACTATGTCTGCAAATAAGAAACTCATTTCTTTTCTTTCTCCGCCTAACTTCATTAAACTAGGATCTTTAACTAACATATCTACATATTCTGGACTTATATATGTACCAAATTGTGCTTTTATTTGCTGTCTTAACTTGTATTGTTTGTAAAAATTGTTGAATGTTGCTTGGGTAAACACTAAAAATGTTGCAAGTATAGGAAATGTAGCATCAAATAGTAGCAGTTTAGACTGGTACATTAGTACACTAAACCACCCTATTCCACCCATAATACTTAAAGAAATAGGTATAGTTAACCATATAGGTGTTCTATACACACAGAAACCGATTAGTATCATACCCAGTAATGCTCCTATAAGCTCATATAAAGCACTTAACTGACTTCGCTGTATATTTGACCCATCTATAAAATTCTGTAGCATGTGGCCCTGTATGTGCTGTGGATACATCAGTCCTTTTGGTGTAGGCACAGGGTTTGCAATACCTTCTGCTGTTACACCTATTATAACATATTTACTGCCTAAGTTAGGCAAACTATCCGCACCAGTATATTCTACTTCTTCAAAGTTATTATTGAACCTAATGTATGCTGTTCCGTCTGGTTGTGTTACAACTGGATCATAAGGTGGTACAGCAATTTCACTAACACCAACTTCTGTAGTTTTAATAATATAACTTGGCTTGCCTGTGTTAGTTCGTAACATCTCTATAGCAAAACTAGGATATAGTTTTCCTTCTACACCGATTGTTAATGGATATGTTCTAGTTTGATTGTCTGGCTGAGGAGCAGATGCATTAACACCAATCCCAAGGGCCATGGTCTCTAGTTGTGTTATGTTTGTTACTAGGTTGGGCCATGTTAGTACAAAGTCCTGTGCGGGTAAAGGACCTATCGTTCCTGTACCAATGTGCGGACCTGTACTCCTTACACCTTTGGAACTTGGGGTCTGGGATAAAACTATGCCGTTGTCTTTTAACCATGAAGCAAATACCTCATCGCCTCCAAATCTATCTTGTTCGGGAAACATAATAGTAAAACCTATTATGCCTTGATTCTTCTGTCTTATATCGTGTATAAGTTGTGCATACGTTGTTCTAGGAAAAGGATATTGTCCTAATGCTTGTAAACTGTTCTCACCTATATTTATAATAGCAACATCATTACTATCTACAATGGTATCAAACTGTTGGTAACTATCAAACACTTGACTACGCAGACTTTGTAATGCTGTAGGGTCTGCTATTCGCACGGCTAGTAGCAATAATATTGTAACTGCTACAGCACTCTTGCTGTAAATCCATTTCATACGACTATTTAGTCAAGAAAAAGCACACCGAAGTGTGCTTTTCTATAATAAAAAATGTGGTTAACATTCCTTTGGATTGGCTTCACAATATTTTTCTAACTTATCAACATTCTGTTTAAAAAGTTCAATCAATTGTTCTGCTGTTAGTTCTTTGTCTTTCTTTTTGAAAAAAGAAAAACTAGTTACTTTCCCTCAGGATTATCTTCCTTTTGTAGTTCGTCGGTCTGCTTGTCCACATTCTCTGCAACTGTTTTAACAACACCTTGTGCTGTGTCAATTGTTACGTCTGCAATGTTTCTTGCATCATCAGTAATAGCGACTGCCATTGTTGCGGCTCCGCCAACAACTGAATCAACTGTTCCTGTAACTATCTCTGTTCCTGCGTTCCAGGCACCTCCAACTGAGGCACAACTTGTAACAAGCATCAGAGATGCAATTCCGAAGAACGATACTAAAGTTTTCATATTCGTCTCCTTATATATAAGGTACTTGCCCATCTGGCAACGTACAGTTATATTTATCGGAAAAGTGTTGTAATTATGTTACGATTTGTAACATTTAAAAACCGTAATTAGCGGCTTCGTTGATTTCTTCGCCCCACAAACTGTTTTTGTTAAGTGTATATAGATGATATCTAAGTATGTCTTTTGTTTGTGGATTATCAGTGTCTTTTATCATCTGTAGTAAATGCATTCTATCCATAGTTTCCATTTCATATTGTAATTTACACCAAAACCATAGGAAAGTCGACATAAAAATTAAAGACAATATGTGAAGCATAAAGTAAGGAAAAAAGAAAGTAAATATTAAAACATGTGTGTAAATTACTGATAGACAATAAGTTCTATACGATGATAGCCAATTAGTCATCAACACTTTTAAATTGTTCTATATAAGCATTACTATGCCAATATGTGTCTAACACAATGTCTGCCACTAAGGCAACTAATACTAGTGTCATAATAACGGACAAGTATATGTTTATACCTGCTGTTATCTTTAACCACTTTATCATGTGTTTCATAACCTATATTATAGTACGAAAATCGTACTAAGTCAACCTATTTAACTTATGAAAAAACTTATTACCCAAAATATAATACCTACACTTGCTAAAACACCGGCGATAATACAAGACATATCTATCCAAAACCGTTTATCTTCTGCTTGTTTTTTTGCTATTCTAAAACGTTCTTGTGCTATACGAGTACGTTCTTTCATCATATCTCTATAAAACTGTGCTTGTCCAGAATATATTAAAAACTCTCTAAGTTCAGTATCTAATCTTTGGATTTTGTGTTTAGCGGCTGTTAGTTCTAACGCCTGTGCTTCTACACTAGATCCAGAAAGTAGTTTTTTAACTTTTGGTGTATGTAAATTTTGTTGTCCTGCTTCTGCAATCGACTCCTTAGCATCAAAAAAACGTCCAAAATAACCCGCCACATCTTCAATGTCACGACCCATATTAACTGCTTTTTTTATACTGGAGAAGGCTGAGCTTGCCACTGATACGGCAACTGCGACTTCTAGCATTGAGTGTTCCTCCTACGAAACTGCTAGTAGTATTTATGTTTATTGTTGGGTTACGTTTATATTACAACCGCCGGAAGTTACGCATGTTTGATTAATGCTGTATGACTTTGTAATATCATTTATTTGTGTGAGATTCAATGTTGTAGGCTGATTGCCATACAATAGTATTGTGGCAGTATGAGCTCCGCCGCCTTGTTGTGCAACATTTACTGTGTTGTTGTCCACGTATGTTTTTATAGTTAAAGTTTTTCCTGCATTATGTTTTTGCTGAGACCAAATTGTATTATCAGATGAATACAACCAAATATCTGCTGTGTGTCCATCATCGGAAGTTGCAGTTCCCCAACCATTGGTCTGATAGCCTACAACTTTATTGCTATCGCCATGTAAGTCTATTATTGCTTTATGTCCGCCTTTGTTTGCTGTAGAGTGTGAAAATGTAGTATCTGTTACACTACTTAAATGTGCTCCTTGACCCCAACGTATTTCGTTAGTGTCTCCCCAAACATGGAATCCTGTTTCTGTATCCGCACATCCAGAACCTAAACTACAATATTGGTCTACATAAATTTCATTATCTACACCATCAACGTCTCCACAGAATGTTGCATTGGGGCAATTTACTTTACCCCATGTGCTGGCAAAACCTGTAAAGTTACCTCTACCTTCTTGAACAATTTTTACTGTATTACCATCGCCTGATACTGAAAACTCTACTTCATTGTCTTCACCTAATTGCCCAATCCACATAGTAAGATTATCAACATTACCATATTGTAACCCTAAGTCTAAATCTATGTGTTGGTCTTTACCGCTTTGCAATATATCTAATACTAAATTATCACCTTCTTGGTCTATATGTACGTGGTTATGTTCGTCTCCTGCATTAGCCTTAGCAGGTGCAAGT